CAGCTTATCGGGGATGGGCATGCCCAAATGCGCTGCATTCTCCAGCATGGAAACACCCTCATTGGACAGGTAAAAGAAAATGACAGCGGTTCTCAGAACGCTGCCTTCACCCAGAATATATACATCCAAAATATTGCCCAGACCGACCATGCAGAAAATCAGTACCTTCCGGCAAATGCCCCGGAATCCTACTGCGCTGGATAGCTTATGGTCATTCACCGCGCACATGACACCGGTGATGTAGTCGATCACCGTAAACGCAACCAGCGCATACAGGAAGCCATCAATGCCGCCAAGGAACCAGCCGCAGAAACCACCCAGCGCAGTAAATACCATCTGGGTCACACTCCATAATTCTTTCATTGTTTTTCCTCCTTTTAACTGTATAAATCCCAACTGCTTCCGTTGTCGATGTACGGTGCATACAGATCCCAACTGGAGCCGTTGTCAATATAGACTTGATAACTTTCATAGGCACTTCCGCTGTCGATATAAATCAATCCCAACGATCCCCAAATAGCATATAGCGTTACATTGCCCGAAGGTGTGTAACTTCCAGTCGTGCCGGAGGACGCAGTGCTACTGGTCGCCCAGCCAAGGAACTCATAACCACTTCGGGTGGGTGTTGGTAGTGTTACCGCTGCCGTTGTGGTGGACGAGGAATAGATGGCATATAGATACAGCGCAGCGTTAGTGGTATAGCTCTGACCTGACGAATAGGAAGTTCCGGTACCGCTGGAATTGGTGTTCCATTTAGAGAACGTATATTTTGTAGTCCTTGCTGCCGACAACGAACTGCTGCTGCAGGTACCGCCATTGGCATTCAGCGTCACCGTATATGTTCCAGCAGAAGCATTGGCCTTGGTAGGCTTTGTGCTGCTGATCGTGGTAGATACATCATGTGTCTTGTAGTGGGTAGATGGCGCACCACTACCACCGTTGGCATTGTACTGAATCGAATAGGTTTTAACGCTGTAGGTTGCCACTGCGGATGGGCTGAGATTTCCCGCAGTGGTGTAATACATATCACTGTTGCTCTTGGTGTACAGGAACAAATAGTAATATGTACCCTGACTGAAAGTGCCACTGAACTCAAAAGTAATGGTGCCGTAGGATGTAGAAGCGTAAGTCGTACTTGCTTCACTGCCGATGGCATAGTTCCGGAATGTACTTGCTGTATCACTGCTGCCACTATCGGTATAGGTGGTTCGCAAACTACCATACAACGTACCGGCATTTGAGTTGGCCTTGTACACCTTGAATGACACACTCAGCTTGGTGATACTGCCGATACTGGCAGAACTGGGGGTCTTCACTCTGAGACAGATGGTGTATTTGTTATTGCCGCTGGGATTCGATGCAATATAGAGCGATGCACCTGTGCTGGAGCCAATACTTGCAAAACCACTGCTCGGAAACCATGTCGCTGATTGTCGGTTTCTCCATCCGTCAACCGTTGCATTCAATGTTGCCATGGCTTACACCTTCTTGAAGAAAATTCTGCCCTTGGTACCGGCAGTAGGCAACGAAGTACCATACTGATAGGAACTCAGTATTGTGTTTCCTGCTGCCAGCAAATTCTTTAGGCCTGTTGCACCATTGGAAGATCCTGTACCACCCTTGGCGATCGTCACAATTTCACCCAATTTTGCCATAGTGATTGCATTGGCAGCGATTTTGGCTGTCGTGACCGCAGCATCGGCAATCTTTGCGGTTTCTACCGCAGACGCACCCAACTTTGCCGCAGTCACGGAAGTCGCGCCCAGCTTTTCTGTGGTAACTGCTCCTGCTGCCAGCTTTTCCGTTTCCACGGATCCATCTGCAATTTTTGCTGCTGTGACAGCTGCATCGGCAATTTTGTCAGTTCCAACTGCGCCGTTGGCAATCTTGCCGTTGGTTACCGCATTGGATGCAATCTTGCTGGTGATGACTGCGGATGCCGCCAGCAGATCACTGCCAATGATGGGGATACGAACTGCTGCTGTTCCTGCACTGGAATAGATGGAAGTAATGCCAGAGGTTCCCATGGCCAGCGTACACAGCGCAAACTGATACAGGGTTCCTGCACCATTGATTTCCTCCTGATTTAACGCAGAAAATCCAGTAGCCGTGGTGGCATACTGGATCTGGAAATCTGCCTGCTCGAACAGTTCTGCTGTTGCTGCTTTCGTCAGGTCAATTGTAATCAGAACACGGGCATAGCCAGAGGTGGCACCATTGACAATGACCGTGGTATTGGCAGTCAACTTCATTTCCCGGCCTCCGATCAGCAGATAACCGGGAGTGATAACCAGTGATGTACCGCTGAAAGAAAGTTCGCAGCCGGACATGATGCCATCCACAATGACGCACTGGAACAGATGCCCGTGATCTTTAGCGGTGACTGTCTGGTTATCAAAGTTGATGCCATGAATGCTTGAACTCATATATTCGCTCCTTTCAGCCGCTCCGTCAGCGTTGTCGCCAACTCACCGCTTTTATAGTAAAATCTGTTGTCATCGGAAGAAATTCCGATATAAGAAATATAAGAGGACATGAGTCCTCCATCCAGCCGCAAAACGACTGTATCGTACAGGCGGTATTCCTTGGGGCTTTTCCACTCGATTTTGTGGGAATTGGAATTCTGGGAAAACAAGTCTTGTACCCGTTCCTCCAAATCCGCGTATTCATCCAGTGCCAGCACTTCCCACTTTCCCTCTGCTCTACGCAGTGGTTCTGTATCCGTTACATCGCCCTCATCGTTCAGATAGTAGGTATGTCCCACTCCATTCTGATAGGCAGTAACCTTTGCAACAGAGGATCTGCTGTACGATCGGGAAATCAGTTGGGATGTGCCATCCTCAAAAATAATTTTGTGGCTGGGTCGCTGGCGCGGTTCGATTAGAATATTCAGATAATCCCGGTCAATGGAGAATCGCACCTGCACATCCCGCAGCCGGTTTACCTTCCGCATATAGGTACGGAGATTGAATAATCCATCTGTGACGGTTGGCCCCAGATATTCCGTATTATCCAAATTCGTGACCCGCAGATAAGGCATCCTGTAGTTGGCATCACTAACTTCCTTGTAGTGATCTATCAACTGCTGGGCAAGGAATGCGCCAATAGTCTCTCCTGCTTCTACGAAGGGCAGAAGCCGGTCAAAAGCACTGGCCACATCACCTACCGTCACTGTGGTCTGCTGCTGATCCGGGGCGACCTGCTCCACCAGCCATATGTGACCGTCCATAATGAGGAAGTCACCTTCGCTACCACGGGTCACAGTAGTACCATACAGAACAATGGTTCCGACGTCATCTGCGATGGATGCCAGCGGCACATCCCAGCTGACCACCTCTGCTGCAGCATAGGTTCTGAAGTCTTTTCTGCGTTTGATAAAAGCAACCATATTACACGCTCCTGTAGTAGTAATACACGCGCACAGTAGCGCGGCCAGCAATATCGCTGTCCGCAGACATAAGCAGTGTGCAATCTTCATTCACAGGAATCCGTGGGAATGGTTCGTATGCCAAATCTACACTGTTCAGTGCATCTGTCACCACACCGTCTGCATCCGTGATTTCTACACGACACTTACCGTAAAGGCTGGATACCGTGAAGGCCTCGTTATCTGCCAGCGTTGCCTGCAGCGCACAGATGCCGTAGGTCTTATTGCTGGATGTACCTACCAGCGAAATCTTGGGATTGATAATGGCACCGCGATACGTGATCTCGAATGCCGCAGGAATATGGCCTCCTGCCGGAATATCTGCTGCCATGCTGCCTGCACTGGACGAGCTGTAAATCAAATCCGAAGTATAGCTGTACGGATATTTCAGCACATAGCCTGATTCTGTGGACATGGACATACTTGTGGGTGCTGCCCGGTACCACGGGGACATACAGGCCAATGCGGCTGGCACTGTCAGCCACCGGGTATCCGTCAATTCTGTTTTCGTCAGGTAGTTGATCTGGATATCCCGGTGGAATTCCGTTGTGCCGTAGGGTTTATAGATCAGATGCAGTGATGCAGATGCGCTGCACCAGTCCACAAATGTTCTGTAATCCGCGTATGCATTTTCTCCGATGAAAACGAGGTCGCCGGTGATTGTTCCCTGTGGTTCTGACTCGCCAGAGATGTCCCGAAAAAATCCTTTATGAATGTCTGCGAAATTGGCAGGCAGTGTCAAACCCAGCCCAGCCGGGTTTGACAGAAAAATGCCTTGCTCACCATTGAGGGGCAATCTGCTGCCAATTTCATTTTCGATATAAAATTTTCTCAAATTGCCGCCCCCAATCTTGCATTGAATTTCACGAACAGGTAGTCGATGGTTGCCTGATCCAGCGTCTGCGGATAGATGTTGATAACAGTCTGGCTGCCGCCTGCTGCACCTGCTGCTCCTGCCGCAGTATCAACGCTTCCTCTCACGGAGATTTCCGGCTTGATGCTGGTATTCATATCCGCAGCCAAATTATTTACCGCATCGCTGATGCCTTTGCTCATTTCTTCGGTGGCCTGCACTGCTTCATCGCCATCGCGCTGAATTGCACCGGACAATCCCTTCACCATCATCTGTCCCGCCCAGTCGAACAGGTCAGAGGGGCTATGGATGCCAAAGAAATCGCAAATGCCATTCCAGATAGACTGAATCCACGAGGACACCTTCGACCATAGCCATCCAGCCAACGACTGGATGCCCTGCCATAATCCGCGAACAATATTTGCACCCACATTCACGATCTGGTTCATGGAACTTCCGAAGGCTGAGACGATGCCGGAAATAATCATAGGTACCGCTCGACAAATTTCGACAATTATCGAGGGTAAATTGCGGATCAAGGAAACAAACAATTCGAAGCCTGCGAGGATGATCTTATCCGTGTTGCCAGCCAGTGCACTGAGGATGCTTCCCACCAATTCTGGGATGGCAGTGAGAACCGTGACAATTATGGATGGCAGGTCAGAAATCAAAGCTACCAGCAATTCGAAGCCCGCCTGCACCAGTAATGGAATGGAACTCAAAATTGCATCCACCACGTTATCTACGATGACCGGCACCGCTGTGAGAACGGATTGGACGATGGACGGTAGTGCTGTGATGAGTGAGGTAAACAGACTGATGCCCGTTTTCACGATCAGTGGGATGGACGATATAAAAAAGTCCACCACAGAATTCACGATGGTGGGCAGTGCTGCGATCAAAATTGGCAAGGCCGCCAACGCACCGGTGGCCAGTCCTTCGACCAGTTGGGTCGCCGCATCCAGAATCAAATCCATGCTGCCGATCAGACTTGTGGCTATGGTGACCACGGCCATCACCGCCGATGGAATCAAATCCGGTAAGGCCGATCCGAAACCTGTGGCCAATGCGACCACCAGTTGGGTCGCTGCATCAACCACCAAAGGCAGGCTATCCAGAAGTGCGGAAGTCACGGTTAATACTGCCATTACCGCTGCCGGGGTCAATTCCGGTAGCAACGACAGAATTGTACTGAGAACCTGCTCAAATAGGCTGCTTACTGTGGACAAAACCATGGGGATTAATTCACCTGCTGCAGAAAGAACGGCACCCACCACAGTGGGCAATACAGCCACGATATTTTCCAAAATTGGAACCACATTGGCCACCACCGCTTGGAACGCACTCACCATATTCTGGGTCAGATTCTGCATATCCGCATCTGCATTACCGAGGCCAGCAATGAAGGATTCGATGGATGCCTTCATCAGACCGATGGAGCCAGAAATCGTTTCTGTTGCCTCCCGCTCGAAGTTACCTGCATACTGCTGGGTCTGCTCCAAGAAGTAGGCCATGGACACTTCTGCCTTTTCTGCGTTGGACATGGATGCCCACGCTTTGTCATAGCCCTTGGCCATGGCATAGGCCTCTAATGTGTTGATATTCATCGCCACACCGAGGTTATCCATCATCGAAAAGTTCCCTTTGGCTGCACCGGTCACTGCCTCCAATGCAGCTTCCGTTTCAATACCCATGACAGAGGCCATATCTGCTGCTCTCTGCATGGCCTCCGTGGTCATCTGCAGCGACTGCTGCTGGGACAGTCCAGAACCTTGAAAAAGGGCGCCCATTTTATTAGCGGTTGCCAAATACTCACTCTGGGAAGTACCCATTGTGCGGTAGGCTTCTTCACTGATCGCCATGAGTTCCTTGGCATGGTCGCCGTAAACGGCAACTGCACCACCCATGTTCTGTTCCAACTCACCGAACTGCTGAACAACAGATGTCGCCAGTTTTACAGTGGCGGCTCCTGCTGCTGCGATCACGGTACCCATCGCTGCACCAACCGTCTTCAAAACAGAACCGAGGCCAGCAAAGCTCTTTTCAGAGTCTTCTGCGGCCTCGGCTGCATCGAGTATTTCATCGCTCATTTCATCGGCATCGTCGGTGCATTCTTCCAGCTCCTGCTCCATACCATTGAGGGCTGCTTTTGCATTGTTCAACTGGATCTGCCAGTTCTGGGTGCGCCGGTCATTCTCACCGAAGGATTCCGTTGCATTATCCAGTGCCTTCTGCAGCATCTCAATTTTCTGCTTCTGGGCATCAATCTGAGTTGTCAGCACTTTATGCTTGGCTGCCAGTGCTTCTGCAGAACTATCGTTCTTTCCAAACTGGGATTGCACCAGCTTCATTTCGGAACCAAGGACTTTGAAGGACTGATTGATTTCGCTCAGTGCCTTTTTAAATTCCTTTTCGCCCTCCAGACCAATTTTGAGGCCGAAGGTATCTGCCATCGCTTACGCACCTCCTTCCTCAGATGCCGTCCGGGATAATTTCGTCAATGAAATGTTCCCGCTTGGGCTTGGCGATGCCATTGTACTGTTTATGGCACTCCCACAGATCGAGGAGTAAACCAAACGGCATCAGCCATGTTTCATCCCACGAAAGGCGAAGCTGGCTAATGCCGTAATATAAAAGTCGGGTAAATAACTCTTCGTCACTTACCCGACTTCCGCGTTTTTTGGATCGTCCTCACTGACGATATTTCTCTTGGTACCCTTGTACAGGGCTTCCATGATAGCTGCTTTATAGGTTGCCAGATCTGCGGGGCTGGTCAGCAGTTCCACATCTTCCTCTGTCAGCAATTCCCGGGGCGCATCCTTATGCTTCAGATTGTGAATCAGCAAAGACTGGTTCGCCAGCAGCGTGATCAACCACACGATTTCACCGATGGCCATCTCGAAGTTTTCAGACTTCAGCAGCTTGTCACCCAGATTCTCCAGACCGCCATAGCGACCGGCAATCTGCTTGGTAGCTCTGGTGGTCAGCACCAGAGCATATTCGTCACCGCCAATGGTGATCATTGCAGTTCTTTCGTTATTCATGCTGCCTCCTTATCATTCTGCGGCATAGGTGGGTTCGTAAACCTCATTATACCAGTTGACGATGGTTTCTTCGGTGACTGCTGCATCACCCTCAGTAGCTTCTGCCTTCCAAGGATGCTTGCCCTTGGCATCCACCTTGTTCCGGCGAAGGATGGTACCTTCGATGGTGGGAGTGGAGAAAGTGATGCTATCACCCTTGGTGGCCAGCGCAGTGGCAGGGATGCCAAACTTCACACGATACAGCCAGAAATACTTATACTTGCCGTTGGCCTTCTTTGCCCGGAAGCCAATGGCTACGGGATCGCCACCATCCTCACTGGTAGAAATCACGACACCGTTGTTATCGATGGTTGCGCCGGTAAGATCAGATGCCACTGCGGAGCCGATGTCATCGATGCCAAGCGTCAGTTTGCCGGATTTGAATTCCTTTGCGATTTCTGCTGCGCCGTCATCGGCATACAGGGTAGCCTCTGCCAGTTCCACGGACAGATCTGCAGACATAGCCTTTGCCAGCTGCTGGGGCTTGCCATAGGTTTCTTCACCGTTCTCTGCCTCGGTGATCTTCGCATAGAATAGCTTATCCAGACCAATTGTTGCCATGGTCATTCCTCCATTTCATAATAATGTGCCACATCAATGGCATAGTTGTGATAGCCGGAATCATCGTCATGTCCAATGTACCGGCGCTCTGTTATGGTAATGTCCGCAGCCAGAATAGCGCGGACGAGGGTATTCTTCCATTTGGTATAGCTCCCCGTAGTGAACAGTGAAATGCGAACCTCCTGTACATCCATTTCCGGGGTGTTGTCTGCGTGAATCCCAAAGGAATCGGACAGCGGGGTCATTACCAAATATTCTGTTGGTGCCTTATCTTGAAAAATACCAGTTTCCACTGGAAGCCCAACCTGCTGGGCGATTTTCTTCAGATCAGCCAGAAGACTCATAATTTCTCCACCTCCGCTTCCAAAGTATCCTTCATAGTTTGTATGCATTCCGCACGGGAGGCTGATTTTGCCGGTTTCAGAAAAGGTTTTGCTGGCTGGCCATGCTTTCCATATTCCAGAATATTAGCAATTTTGGCATTGCTGCCGCCGTCTGAACGGGGTTCTGCAAAACCGACTTTGATATCGTGATTTCCGGATTTATCAGGCTTTACAGGAGATAAACCCAATGATCCTACCAGTTCTCCTGTGGCTTGTGATTTGTGCTTCGTACCGGAACCAATCACAGCAGCAAGGTTATTCTGCACCTTTTCCAAAACAACCTCACCGCCTGCCTCCAAAACCTTTTCTGCAACCGTATCCATGTTGGAACCCAGACGCGAAAGTTTCAGCAGAAATTCCTCTGGCATTTTCACATCAACCTTGGCCACTGGGCGCAACCTCCCTTGCCAGCACTTCCAGATACATGCCTCTGCCCTTGACATCTTCGATACTGGTGATTTCAAATTCACGCTCATCGCA